CCCACGGTTCAGCCTCGACGCCCGTGAGAGCGTCCTGTCTGGAACTTCTCCGTGCCCCGTCCGCGCAAGTGTGCAGACGGACTCCAGAACGCAATTCCAATTGCGATCTCCACCTACTGGTGGTAGATCCTGGAGACGCCAGACCCGAGAACAATAGCTGTGAATGTCACGATGCCAAAAGGCATCGTTCCAAGCATAACTATCGAGCGAACTAAACTCCGCTATCCCGCCGTGGTTAGGGTTATTCGTTACGAATAATTCCTTACCATAGCGAGAGCGTAGTCTAGAACGCAGGGTACTGTACGTAGTGGAGGCAGCGTTCTCAAAACCCGCGATACGCAAGCGCATCGCGAGGTCTGATAGTGACTGCAGTCCCATAGCGTGTTCAGCATCAATCGTAGTCTTCCATCGAATTGGAGTAACATCAACGCCATTAAAAGCGTCGACGCCACACGATTCACGGAAGGCCCCTCGCCAAAAGGATTTAGTCCTATTGACGAGCAAACCGAAACTCTCCAAATCGTCTATGACGAAATGGGCAGCTTCAGTAGGGATAATGATGTCATCACCGAACACAAAGACAGCGCCGGGTTGATGAAACCCATGGCGCTGCAATGACGATACACATATGGCCCAGAAGATTAAGCTCTGAACAGGAAACGTTGTTGCGTTTCCCATAGGAGCATAACTATGTATATCCCCTGTTAGGTTCCGCAAGGTTCCTAACTGAGGGATTACAAACTTCTGAGCTCGACAAGATCCGAACATCTTATAGTAGGACCCAAAGAGGGCCTGCACAAGAGGTTCAGAGATCCGATCGCTAGCTTCCTTCATGTCGAGCGTGGCATAACGCCGCGATTTCGACGAAAGGAGAGCAATGCGACCGTTGACCGACTGATCATCGAAATGAACGTGGCCCTTCGGCCACGGTCCGTTCGATGTCCTTGGAACGCTAATAACACGTTCCAATTCGCGACGTAGAGCCTGCTGAATCCAAATGGCTTCAGCGGGGTGAACACAAATAAGGCGAGGTCCTCGACTGTCTTTTGGGACAGCGATGACCTTTGCAGTAATGTGCGCACCAAACTCTAGTTCATCATACTGAGAGAGGTGATCCTTGTTTTGATACAAGTAAAACCAATCACTGTATGGGAACAGAGCATCTATAGTGTCATATCGGTGAAACCACTTCTCCTTAGAAGTGGTCACAGCACCTGGGCCGTGAGAAGGTATTAATCCTTCTTTGCGGAACAAGTACAGAACCGACTGACAATGTCGACGAACAGCGTCGAAGAGGATAGGTGTAGCTCTTGCGAGACTATGCCCAAACTCCCCAACGCGGGAATTAGTATCCAGAAAATTCTGGAACGAGTTCTCAGTCGTGGTTTTGTCATGTGTAACGGAGGCCTTGTAGCAGAACAGAAGAAGTTGTCGAAGATATCGCAGTTTGTATGGATCGAAAATCGATCCAGCTGCGAGTCTCCTCAACCCGACCGGGAACCTATCAAGATCAAGCTTTTGGCCTGTCTCAATAGATTCAAGGACGTACTTCTCTAGCTTAGGCGCTTCCTTAAGCACCCATTGCAGCCCATAATAAGACCCTCGTATTTCAGAGAATCCTGTTATAGTAGCCACATCTGCTAGCAGGCTTGTGTATGTATGTTCTATAGCATGCATATATATGGAATACCACTATGCCGACTGTTCTGACTTAATTCGACCCGACCAACTCCTCTTTCGAAGAGATGGTCGTCCGAAACCATTAATAACGAGAATTACTTCTCGTTATTAAGCACGTTCGCAACGAAGCTAGCATCTGCAACAACTGCCTTAAACGTAGCCACGACATTGTCGAGCTGCGCCTGGGTAGCAGTAGCAGGTACGGAGACGACGAAATACATCGAAGTAGTGATACTTTGAAGATTCGCGTCAACATCGATGCGATCAACACGTCCAGTATAACGACGACCCGGCACTTTCGTGGCGGAATCGACATAATCCTGTGACTTGATGATGAGACGATCCGGTGTGTTAACACCCCGGGTCGTACTCTGGCGCTGGCTTTCATCCTTCATATCGAAGGTTTTCTTGAAAGCGATGGTATTGAACGTCAGATCGGCATTCATGGTATTTTATTGGTTCGGCATATGCCGGTCTATCGACTAGACGAAGCATTGTAAAACAACGCATCGTTTAGAGAACGTTTCGCACGCGGTAGCTTAGAAGTAAGCATCTGTGTGATCAGAGCTGCTGAAATAGCAGCCTGATTCTTTCCGAAACGTGGGTTCCAGCTGGCTGAAAAGCCAGTAGGAACAATAGACCGCTCGTAGTGCTTGTATTCAACAGTACATGACCGGAACGACTGCAAACCCGCACCGCTACAAGGACTAAATAAGTCCGTGAAGCAATGGGTTTCGCAGTGGTACGAGAAACTGCGCGTGAAGGAACGAATAGTATAGGGCGAGAACCCTACACATTTGTCCAGCGCGCTCAGTACTCCACGCAGGTCGACGAACCAGTCCACAACAAAGGAGAAAGGAACTTTCTCCCAAGCTAGGCTAGCCGGTGACGTAGCGAATCGAGACAAGAAACCATCCGCCTTCTTAAAGAAGTCGGTATGATATTTTGTATTCGGTACCACGGTCAGTACGTAACGGAGTTCAGGCGCCTTATGAATAAGTCCCTGATGGCTGTATTTGGAAGTGACGAACCCATTTTGATAATTGGGAACGCCATATCCTCCTGCAACCTCAGTGAACGACATCTTAGGCACAGCTTTAACGGAAAACCGTTGAGCTTCCTGATCACCGTGACGTTTGAGGTCCTTCTGCATCTTAGGAAGATAGCGGTGAATCGCAGACATGTCTTGAAGAATTGGCGAAACGCCAAATTTCCAGGCAAGAAACGATCCAGACGCGGTCTTCAGAACTTTCCTAAGGTCCTTCCAATTAGCCAACATCTTTGGAAAAGATGTAACTAAGGAAGAGACCGAAGGGACGATCTGATTTCCTTCGATAACATTCAACAAGGCATCAGCCTTAAGAGAACGTGCTTTCTCAAGCACGTCCTGTTTAAGGGAAGCCTCATTGATAGAGGACATATCCAGGTTCCAGAACGGTGGTAAACTAGTCTTATGACTAGTAGACCAAGAGTGATCTGTGAGAACGTACATGTTACTATTGGTCAGCCAGGAATTAGGCTGACTATAGGAACAGACGGACCACATGTTCACAGTAGTATCGTACGAAGCAAAGGCCGTAAAAGGTATGTCGTCAGAGACGTCATACTTATAAATACGGTGTCTTACTCCGTGCGGTACTCCTTTCCCGAGGGAATCCTCGATTTGTTCCTCGCGTGCAGCGGTAACTACATCATGTGCGGGCGACGAATACGTCGACGCACGAGTAGTACCATTGCAACGAGTAAAAACCGAAGGCCCCGTGGCAACGCCTCTTACGACGCGTCGCAGAACTTGGTTATTGTTTCGGATTCTCATTGAATAAAGACCCACG